ACACCGAGAGCTTTTCCGCAGTCGACTCATTGAGTACCTCGGAGGCAGGAACCACACTCCGCGCGGTCACGAGAACGGGCATCCCTTCGTTATCTGTCGCGTATAAGTGCGACGGAGCAGAAAAGGCGAAGCTGGACGCATTCAACAGAGCGTCAAGTATCTCATGCAAACGGTGGGACGAGGAAACGGCTCAGGAGATCACATGGGCTTGCTTTATGAGCAACTACTCTGCGGATCTGTTGGTGGAAACACCAACAGACCGCTTTTATAAGGTTTCTTTCAAATTGAACGATCTGGAGACTTGATATGTATCCTACAAGCAACGACTACAAGATCGCCGTCACAAAGAATGCCAGGGCTCACAAGCTGACAGGCACGGTGAACGGGCATAGCTTTGACGGCGGAGACGTAATAAAAAATACCTTTGTCGTCAAAAACCAGTTTTGCCCGGCGACAGCCATCCAGCTCGGCGGTGTATATGTCGGAGAGCTTGACCTTACATTTACTAAAGCATTTGCGGAGTCGCTCAATATACGCGGTTCATGGAAGGGTAAGACGATCACGGCATCCATAGGAGTCGAGCTTGCCGGAGGCGCGTTCGAGTATATCCCGATGGGCGTATATACGATTGCAGACGCAAACTGGGTAGATGCAGGCCTTCAGATAGTCGCTTACGATGTCATGGGCGAACTTGACAAGGCGTTGACCTTTGACACCACTACGGGCACGATAGGCGACTTTCTCGCGCTGATAGCGCAGGAGTGCGATGTAGTCTTTGACATGACCGCTGAAGACATAGCAGCGCTCGTGAACAGCGACCAGGTACTAAGCATCTATCCGGGCAGCCCGATGGAGACCTTCAGAGATCTTCTGTCACAGCTTTGTATCGTATGCGCCTCTTATGCGACAGCTACCAGAGACGGCAAGCTGGTCATCAGACCGTTGCCGGATACAAGCACGAGCGTCAGGACCATTCCTGCGACCTTGAGATACTCGACTTCGTTCCGTGATTATACAAGCTTTTATACACAGCTCAATGTCACGAACATGGAGGATAATACTGTTTCCGCCTATGTGAACGACAATCCGAACGGTCTTATCATGGATATCGGCGGCAATCCGTTTTTGCAGTACGGCATCGACTCTGTCGTAGCCGCGCGAAGGCAGGCTATCATTGACGCTATTGAGCCGTTTGAGGCGACACCGTTCTCAGTGACTATCCTGCCCGATCCGTCGCTCGACCTGGGCGATGTGATCGAGTTCACGGGTGGCATAGGTCAGGGCGCTATCGGCTGCATCATGTCAGTCACTTACAAAGTCGACAGCACTGTTATCGAAGGCTACGGAGAGAACCCTGCTGCCGCAGGTGTATCGTCGCTCACGGATAAGGCTATCGCGGCGGCTTCCGGGCAGAATAAAGCCAACGAGCTGACATATTACACCTATGTCAACGCGGAAGAGAAGACCATCGACACAACAGAGACTTCGCTCTACTCGATAAACTTCTCTGCATCACAGAGGACCACGGTTGAATGGTGGCACGAGCTGAAGCTTCTGGTCGATCTCGACGGCGGTGCTTCACAGGCTCTTACATTGGCCTACTACCTCGACGGCGAACTTCAAGATTATGATCCTGTCGACACTTTCACGGCTGACGGATACTACACGAGAAACTTTGAAGGCTGGTTCAAGGATGTCACACCATCCGTGCCGCATACGTTCGAGGTTAAAGCAGTCGTAAGCGGTGGCACGGCGACGATAGGCATCGAGGATCTTCATGTAATGCTGAAAGGTCAGGCTATGAACGCTTCCGATACGTTTGACGACACGATCACTCTCACCGATGACATCACGCCTTATCTGCTCGGCAGACTGATTGCTTCTCTTACGGAAAGCACGTTCACACTCGACTTACACAGACCATTGCCTGTTACGGTAAACGATACGATCTATACCTACACGCTCGGCAGACTGATTGCACCGTTGACGGAAGGCACAGTGTCGTTGAGATTGGCGTTTAAGCCTTTTGCCATCGTATCAGATGATGGCTTATATGCGATTGTTGATGATAGCGGAATGTTTACGTTAATAAATTCAGACGGAGGATAATGAAATGGCAGTAATACCCACACCAGAACAAGGTAAACCGATCCTTGATTTTTCTGCTGGTACATTTGATGGAAGCTCGTATTTGTTTCAGAGTCGAAACGGCGCAACGGAACACGTTAACGGCGATGATGTAGCGGATTATGTGAATACAAGCCGTATTTATAACGGATTGGATACTGAATCAAAGACGCCTGTCGGTGCGATTAATGAGGTGAATAGAAAGATAATAGATACGAATATCACATCACCTTCAGCAGGTGATGTTCTCGCCTTTGATAGCGAATCAAGCAAGTGGGTAAACTTTGACCTCGGTGCTGTTGTTTCGGCATCAACGGCTTCAAGTAATCCCGTTACCTGTGCCGATTCCACATATACCGAATGCGTACAAATAACATTAAATAAAGGCTTGTATCTATTTATTGGTATGCTTGGTTTTAGCCCGAATACGACTGGTGTCAGAGGCATAAATATATCATCAAACAGCGGAGATGCTGGAGATGCCGCAACCCGTATGACAGTAAACGCTTGTGCATCGGGACAGACAAGATTTCAGACTGTAAATGTAATAACAGTTTCAAGTGATAACAGCACATTTTATCTAAATGCTTATCAGACAAGCGGAACCGCTCTCAATGTAGTGTATTCGAGACTGTTAGCCGTAAAGATTGGAATGTAAGGAGAATAACTATGAACATAAAAACATTCTTCAGAAGATTAAAGAATCCCGAGTTAGACCTGATAGATTTCACGAATCTCGCCTACTTGGGGAAGAGACCAGTCTCTTTTCACGGTCATACCCAGATTGACCTTCTTCGTGATGGGAAGGTTGTTCATCGTATTGAGAAATCCAACACCATAACGGGGTGGGTTGGGAATGCTTTAAGCGCTGGCAATTTCTTCAATCAAGTTGCCACAGATAAGATTTATCCTTTGAGCCAATGGTTTTCGGGGTGCTATCTTACCGATTCCACGAATGATGCAAATCTTGCCATGATCGCAGGAAACTCAAATGTTGTAGCACAAGCGGGTAATGACGCATATTCAGGATTGAATTTGAAACGAGGCTCGTTCAATGCCGTTGAATCGGGGAGCGGTGTGAACAATGGCAAATGCTTCATCCGCAACGTGTGGGATTGGAACACATCCCAAGGTAACTGCGCACAGGGGCAGAGTATCGCTTCTGTTTGTCTTACCCGTGGAGAAATGGGAAAGATAGATCTCAACGACTCGATTACGGCTCTCGACATGGTAGCCTTCAATCCCTTGCTTGGATCATCTTCTTTTGCTTATCCACCTTTTCATGCCATGAACCCGGCGACGGGCAAAGTCTATTTCGTAGCTTATACATCGGGCGACACAAAGATCGTGGTCACGGAAAGGTTCACGAACACAAACAAGATTCATCTTCTGGGATCTGTTGCAGGTGATATTCAGAGTGAATCCTATGAAGTGCCGATATCCGCGGCTATTCCGTCATACTCGGTCACGAGAACATCAGTCAACCTCGATGCGGCTAATGGAATTCTTCATTTTTATACATGGGTTACATCGGGATCGGGTTCTTCACAGGTTACAACCTTGTATGACTATGCGATTGATACGAGCGATTTCACTTCGACAGTAACGGCAACAACATTGACTATACAGGGATGCCATTTCATCAATAGCTATTCCTTCATTAGAGGTAATGTCATTCTGAATGACTGGAATGGTCACATCTGGGCTATGGCTGATGTGGATGGCACGACAAAGTTTATTAAGGTAACGATCTCAAACCTCGATGTTGATGAATATCCTGTGATACTGTCAGAGAATGGCGAGTGGTGGAGAGATAATGCCGCTCCTTTCTTATTGTTAAACAATGGAGATTGGATCAAATACAGTGGCAATCAGAACAGAGACCCGATGATCGCATGGTATTGCCACAATGGCGAGATCACCTATATGGCGAATGCTTGGGATAGAAATCTCAATCAGTATTCCGCTGTTGACCTCGGCGGTGTTTTCCTTGAGTCCTACGGCTATAACAATACTGTTAGAGTTGTTTCCGGATATCCTTATGTATCGACTGTGAACAATCTTGCATCGGGTTCGGAGGTTCGGAAAACAAGCGATCTTTCGATGAAGTTAACCTATACGATCACGGAGGTGTAATTTCCATGAGCAATAAATCTTACGACATCATCCGCCTCATCGGCGAGATAGCGGTGCCTGTGATCGCGTTCCTGGCATCTCTTTGCGCAATCTGGAATGTCCCCTACTGCGAGCAGATCACGGCTACACTGACCGCGATAGATACTCTTATCGGTGCGGTCATCATGATCCTGCGCTCCAAATACAACAAAGGAATTGAGCAGAAATGAACGAGATCCTCTTAGGAGCAGCCGTGACACTGGTCACGGCTTCCGCGGTCTGGGACTTTGTCAAGTTCCTGATAAGCAGAAAAGACGGCAAGGACACAGAGCTGTACGGCATCAAGAAGGCTATCGAGGTTCTATCCGATAAGGTCGATAGGAATCAGGCCATCCTCGCCCGGACACATATCTTACGCTTTGACGATGAGCTGATAAACGGCATAGACCACAGTAAAGAATACTTCAGCCAGCAGATGCAAGATATAGATACCTATGAAGCTTACTGCAAGGCTCATCCCGAGTTCAAAAATAACTATGCCGTGATAGCTTCCGAGCACATCAAGAAGACTTATGCCGAACTGTTAGAGAAAGGAGAATGGAGAAGATGAGCGTTATCGAAAAAACGATCCAGTGGGCGGTCAGCATCGCGGCTGACAATTCCCACGGCTATGACCAGATACATCGCTGGGGACCTGACTACGACTGCTCTTCTTTGGTCATCTCCGCATATCGCGCGGCTGGATTGGAGCTGAAGGGCGCGACATACACGGGGAATATGAGAGCCGCATTTATCAAAGACGGCTTCAAGTCTATCCCGTATAAGAAGGGGATGAGCCTGTTCCGTGGTGATGTCCTGCTCAACGAAAAGCATCACACCGCGCTCTACATCGGCGACGGCAAGATCGTGCAGGCATCCATCAACGAGAAGGGCAAGGCCACAGGCGGTCAGACAGGCGATCAGACGGGCGGAGAGATAGCTGTCCGTCGCTTCTACGAATACAAACACGGCTGGGACTACATACTCCGCTATGTAGCAGCCGAACCAGATAACACGAGGTACATTGAAATGGAAGTTCCAAGATTGACTAAAGGAATGAGACGCGCCGAGGTTGGCACTGTGCAGGTGCTTCTCAATGCGCTGGGCTATGCAGGAAAGAACGGCAGACCGCTCAAGATAGACTGCGACTACGGCGCGAATACTGAATATGCCGTGAGTCTGTTCCAGGCTTCGAAGGGGCTTCCTTCTGACGGTATATGCGGCAAGCTGACTTGGCCTGCGCTCATATCGTCTAACTATCGCTAATTCATCAGGAGCGGTGTCAAGCATATAGAATATCCTCCACTTTTTTACGACGTTAATAAGACCTCATCCCTTTCCGCTCCGGGGGTGAGGTCTTTTTTATTTGGGTCAAAATCTTGGTCAAAATCAGTCCACAGTGGGCGGACTTTCAGAAAGACCTGTCCGCGAAAACCCCGTAAAATTGGCATTTTTCGGAACGTGTGCCGATACAAACACGGGTTCGAGCCCCGTATGCTCCACCATTAGAAACCTCGTAGCCGTAAGGGTTACGAGGCTTTTTTATTTTGCTTTGGTCAAATTTTGGTCAAATTCCTTGAAAGTCAGGTCGATTATCTCCGCGGTCTTCTTATGCTCGCCGTCAACCTCGTGACTGTATGTGCCGTATGTGTCCATGCTCTCGGAGTGTCCGATGTATTCCTTAATTGCTGATTCGCTGAGCTGGTCCTTCATCATGGAGACGAATGTATGACGGAAGGAGTACAGAGTGCCGGGCAGATTTCTCTCGAGCTTGAGCCTTGCCCATTGGTTGCGCATCGTGCACTGGTTCCCGTGGGATCCATCGACAGAGCAGAACACCCATTCTGTGTGCAGGTTCAGCTTCTCATTCCTCTCGATGATCTCATTTAAGATAGCGCGAGCAGTCGCTCCGATCGGGACCGTGCGCCGGGCGTTCTTATTCTTTCCGTCGGTGATGTAGTTCCGAGAGTTGACCGCTCTCCTGATCCTGACACAGTCCTGCTCAATATCCCCGATTTGAATGCCGAGGCACTCTGAAGGGCGGAGGCCGGTGATAGTCATGAAGCAAAAAGCCCTCCAATACCAAAGATCACACGGTTCGAACAGGCGAGCGATGTCTGACCGCTGGAGGATCTCGCGCTCGTTCCTGGCGTGACCTTTAGGAATGTAAAGCTCACCACGAGGAAGCTCACACTGATAGTCTGCATAGCCGAATTTGATGATCCCCATGAGTATCGCGCGAATATTGGAGAGCGTCTTATGCGACAGTGGCTCTCCTGACGCGCCACAGGCCCCGTTAATGACGCTCTGATAATCTCGGAGGGTTAGTTTGCACATCTTACGAGAAGCGAGCACAGGGCGCAAATAAAGGCGGATATAGCACTCGCTCTGTATGTATGAGCCGGAGGTCTTTCCGTTCCTGGCAATCAGGTCCTCGAGGTATTCATCAGCTACACGCCCGAAGGTCTTTTCTCCACTGGCTTCGTTATACAGCCAGTCGTTATATTTGCGCATGACTTCCTTGCGCCCTTTAGCTCCAGGAGTGGAGCAGGAGAAGGAGTGTGTCTTACCTTCTACCATCACGCGAATACGCCATCTTTTACCGTCCCATGTCGGTGTCATTCGTCATCCTCCTGCATAGATCTTAAATAATCGGCATAGCTTTTCAGTTTTGCGATATTCTCCGCATTGAGTCCGTCAGTGATAGAACTTGTGTCATGAAGCTCAATGACCGTGTCCATCAGTTTACCCGGTGTTGTATGAAGAGCTTTCGCCAGATCGGGCAGCTTCTCGATGGAAATGTTATTCTTGCCCTTTTCGATGGCGCTGATCGCAGCACGGCCAGCGAAGCCCGACTTCTTAGCGAGCTCTTCCTGAGACATACCTTCTGACTCTCTCAGCAGTCTGATATATGCGCCGAATCTCTGTAATCTCTCGTCCATATCCACAACTCCTTTTCTTTTATTATTGTATACGGCTTCGCACCATTTGACAATGATAAATTGACTTTTGTAAATTCACACTTGACACACAGAGACATCATTGGTACAGTTTAGGTGTCAACTGACACACGACATCAACGAAAGGAGGACATTCGATGACAAATTACGCAAAGTTGAGAGGAATGATGGTCGAGCGTGGCATGGAAGTCTCAAGACTCGCAAGTATTCTTGGAATATCGCGCCAGGCTATGTCAGACAAGATCAACGGAAGGTCGAAGATCTCTTTGCTCGATGCACAGAAGATCTCCGAAGCTCTTAACATGACCAAAGACGAGCGAGACATTATTTTTTTTAGCGAACTTGTCAAGTCGGAGGCGACATGAGAGCATCAGGCGGGCTATATCCGGCACTTGGCAGATATTTCTCCACGATGCGGGAGCTGGCAGATGCAGGATGTATGAGCCCCAGACGAGCACAGGACTGCTTGAGAGGTATTAAGCAGTTCACAACACAGGAGAAGGCAGCTATCACAAGAGCGATCAAGCTGAAGGAACTCAAAGTAAATGTCGAGGCTGCAGACCTCGACAAATACAAAAGAAAGGATAAGTAACAATGAATCTGATGTACATTTTCGGAATCGTGACAGTCCAGTTATTAACTACTCTCGGATTCCTCGGCATCTATTTTACCACAAGATCAACTATCAAAGCTATGGAAAAAGACCTTCGCAAGAAGTCTGCACAGGTCGAGAACTTATCCCGTCGTGTATGGATACTTGAGCATCGTGATGCTGACAGATCAGACACGGTCTATGTCTCCAACGGTGCGAAGATAGGAGGCTTCTGATGGCATCTCTCTACGAATTAACAGGCGACTATGCCAAGTTTGCAGAAATAGCACAGCAGGGCGATCTCGATGACGATATGCAGGCCATGCTTGACGGCGCTCTGGCCAACCTTGCAGACGATATCGAAGTCAAGCTTGAAGGCTACGCAAAGGTCATTAAGAACTTCGAGTCTGACATCGAAGGCTTGAAGAAGGAAGAGGACAGGCTCGCAGGTAAGCGCAAGACTCTCGAGAACAGAGTCAAGTCCATGAAGACAGCCATGTGCGATGCGATGATCGCGACAGGCAAGCTGAAAGTCAAGGGTGATCTGTTTAGCTTCACTGTCAGGAATAACGCGCCGTCCGTGGTCATGGATACCTACTATGTCTACAACGTGCCGGAGAAGTATCTCATTCCCCAGGCGCCGAAGATAGACCGCAAGCTTCTCGCGGAAGATCTGAAGGACGGGGCAGACCTCGAAGGGATCGCGCATCTGGAATCGAGTCAGTCGATATTGATTAAGTGAGGAGCGGATATATGAATTCATATGATATTCCGGACTTCGATTATACAGATGCTTTTATCGAAAGAGTCAAGCTCATCACAGAAAGCATTTTGAAAGATAGCGGATTTACCAAGCAGCAAATAGATGGACTCGGAGATCTTTCGGCCATGTTGTTCTTAGTGATATTGCATAACGGAGGTAAATCATGAACATGAAGAGACCTTATCAAGTATATGTCGCATATTTCCGAGTTTATGAAGACGAGATCGAAACATCCCGAACAGAATGGAGCTACATGGGACAGACATATGCTGTCAGCGAAACCCAAGCCATCAATAACGTCAGATATAGGACGCAAGGAAAGAAATCTCAATACAAGCCGACTTATTCGGGGAATCGCGTTGAAGAGTATATGGATTGGATTGCAATCGTCGGCAAGACTCCGCTCTCTCAAACCCAGATTGAAGCGTTTTTAAAGAGTAAAACTCCATGACCTACATCCCCGAATCACTGAAGGGCTACTTCGCGACGATGCAAGCCCTATCGAAAATCAAAATTCCATCACAGGAGGTAAATGCAGATATGATTAATCTCACACGCGGCAAGCGTCTCCGCGCTCTGGGTATCGTTCTCTACGGTCCCGAGGGCATAGGTAAGACGACGCTCGCTTCACAGTTCCCGTCTCCCGTCTTCATTGACTTGGAGAGCGGCTCTGACACTCTCGATGTCGTTCGTGTAGATCCACCTGACAGCTTCAATGAACTGCTCACTCTCATGGATGAGCTGAAGCACGAAGACTTCAAGACAGTGGTCATCGACACGGCAGATAAGCTTGAGCAGCTTATCACGGCTCATGTGCTTGCTGAGCACGATCTCAAGTCCATAGAAGATGCAGGATACGGCAAAGGCTACACCTATATAGCCGAATGCTTCACCAAGTTCCTGCGCAAGTGCGGCGAACTCATCAATGTAGACATCAATGTGGTCATCGTGGCTCACGCCATGATGCGCAAGTTTGAACAGCCCGATGAAATGGGTGCCTATGACAGGTGGGAGCTCAAGCTCTCCAAGAAGGCCGCTCCGCTCGTCAAGGAATGGGCAGATATGGTCCTTTTCCTTAATTACAAGACAAGTGTCATCGAAGACTCAAAGACCAAGTCAAAGAAGGGCATCGGAGGCCGTCGCGTCATGTACACGACTCATCATCCGGCATGGGACGCAAAGAACCGCTTCGGGCTCCCTGATGAGCTGGATATGACCTTTGACTCGATCTCTTCATGCTTTGCTAACGTGCCGGAGCATAAACCCTACTATCAGCGCGTCTCTGAAGGCTATGCGTCAGCAGGCATCACAGAAGAGCAGGTCATCCGTTGGATGTCTGTTCAAGACCCTACGATCACGGCCGAGTCCTTCAAGGATCTGCCGGATAAGTATCTCAAATTTATCGCAAATAACTGCGAAAAGTTAATTACAAAAATCAAAAATCAGGAGGAATCAACAAATGAGTGAAACGTACGATTGGAACAGCAAGGTACCGGCAAAGGTAGAGGAGAGGGAATTCCAGCTCCCTCCGATCGGAGAATATAACTTCATGGTCATGAGTGCAGAGAAGACATTCTCCAGCAACGGCAACCCGATGATTAAGGTCAGACTTGACCTTCAGGGCGCGGAAGGTTCGGTCTTCGACAATCTCGTAATATCAGACAAAATGATGTGGAAGTTGGTCACTTTCTTTGAGTCTATCGGTCTCAAGAAGAAGGGCGAGGAGCTCTCACTCTCCATCGGTGATGCAGCGGATAAGGCTGTCGGGCTTGAAGGTTTCTGCAAGATCAAGCATGAAACGTATAACGGCAAGGAGAGTGCGAAGGTCGACAAGTACCTCGTCCCGACTGATAAGAAGGCTGCAACCGCTCCCGTTCTCAATGAGGACGATATGCCTTTCAGGATTGACTGATGGATAGCAGACAGAACATCCTCGACGCACTCGACGCACTCAATCCCAGCCGTCTGACGTATAACGAATGGAAGGATGTGGGGATGGCTCTCAAGGCTGAGGGCTTTCCCTGCTCTGTCTGGGATTCTTGGTCATCGAGAGATTCCGATCGTTACCATTCGTACGAATGCGAGAAGAAGTGGAACACATTCAACGGTTCCGGCGTAAACGGGGGAACGATCGTCTATCTTGCGAAGCAGTACGGTGGCTACACTCCATCAAAGAAGTGGAGTTTTGATGACTATCTTCCGGCTGTTGCCGAAGGTGGGACTTATTACGAGGAAGTCATCGCTAAAGAAGCGAAAGAGGAAGAACCCTGGCAGATGGCCGTGCGCTATCTCGAGACGCTGTTCCACTCTGATGAGACGGTGAGCTATGTACACTCCTCTAAGTATGACGAAAAGAGGGATAAGTGGGTTCCCGCTGATGCCGGACACGTTCGCAAGGTGTCAGCTATCATCCGAGACCTCAAGAAGTATAAGAACCTCAACGATGCCTTCGGAACGATAAACCCCGAAGCAGGCGCGTGGATTCGCCATAACCCCACTACGGGCCCGAATAATAAGGATGTTACTCGATTCGAGCACGTTCTCGTGGAGTCGGACTCCATGCCTCTGGATGAGCAGAAGGCTTTCCTCGTTAATCAGAGACTTCCGATAGCAGCACTTCTCGAGTCAGGTGGTAAGTCTATCCATGCCATCGTGAAGATACAGGCCGAGAACGAGAACGAATACAAACAGCGAGTGAATTTCCTGTTTGACTTCCTCTCAAAGCATAATTTCCAAGTAGATGAGGCGAACAAGAACTCCGCGAGACTTTCGCGTATGCCGGGAGCCGAGAGGAATGGCAACATCCAGAAGCTCGTAGCGTTGAACATTGGCTGCGCGTCTTGGCTTGAGTGGATAGATCTCGTTAACGGCGTGAATGATGACCTCCCGGAGATCCATTCCGCGAGAGATATGTTCGAGAATCCCGTTCCCGAACCTCCGGCTATCATCGACGGTGTACTTCGTAAGGGAGCCAAGATGATATGCACAGGCGACTCCAAGAGCGGAAAGACGTGTCTTCTTATGAACCTCGCGATTTGTATTGCCGAAGGCTGGGAGTGGCTTGGTCATCATTGTATGCAGGGCAGAGTCCTTTACATCAATATGGAAGTTATGCAGTCCGACTTCGAGACGCGTTACAAGTCCATATATAAGGCCTATGAGAAGCCTGCTTCCGAAGAAGGCAAGAACAACTTCGATTGGTGGAACTTACGAGGCAAGGCAGAGCCATTGGATAAGCTCGCGCCGAAGATCATCAGACGATGCAGAAGTAAGAAGTATCTCGCGATCATCGTCGATCCGATCTATAAGGTACAGGGCGGTGATGAGAATTCAGCGGAAGCCATAGGTCGATTCTGCGCACTGTTTGACCAGATAGCAGAAGAGACAGGTGCGTCGATGATTTACGTTCATCATCACTCGAAAGGTTCTGCCGGAGGTAAGAAGGTTGCGGATCGAGGCTCGGGCTCGGGTGTCTTCTCCAGAGATGCCGACGCGATAATCGACTTCTCGTCTCTGGTATTGGATCCGAACGCAAAAGAGATGCTCGGAGCTCTGACAGGCAAGATTGGAGAGACACCGATTCCTTTAAGGCTTGAGATGGTCCTTCGCTCGTTCAAGTCTCCTGAGCCGCTCGATCTGTTCTTTGAGTTCCCGTTACACGTTATTGACGAAGATAGAATTCTCGCAAGTGCAGCTATCGAAGGCTCGCTGGACGCAGGGCGACTCCTGTCAGGCAACAATCAGAGATCTGATTCAGATAAGAAGGCAATAGTCGACGCTTGCTTTGATGCAGTTGTTAGGAAAGACGGCCGAGCGAAGTTCTCAGATATGTATAACAGCCCGATTTGCGAAGTCACGGATCAGACTTTAAAGAAGTATATCTTCAAATTCCCGAAGGACTACAGGTTCGAAGACGGGTATGTGAGAAGGATATAAGAAAAATTCTCGGAGACAGGGAAACCCGAGTATCCGAGAAATTTCTCGGAGACAGATATATATAGTATTCATTCCGAATACTATCTTGACAATCTCTCTTAGGGCCGGGACAGGCCCGCCCTGAGAGAGATTCCCAAGTCAAGGCGACTGTCTCCGAGGGAAAGGTTCGAATATGTTAATAAGCGAATTGAACAACGAGACTGTCCGAGCTTGGGAAGTCATAAGCCGATCGGCTGACTATCGTTGCCCGGAATGCAAACAGCCGGTCATTCTGAAGAAGGGTGAATATAAGATTCCGCACTTTGCTCATAAGGTAAGCGATGGCTGTACTTATGGAGAAGGAATGACCGAAGCTCACTTAATAGCTCAGAAAGAGATCTTCACGATACTTCGAGGAGCCGGATACAAGTGCGAGATTGAATATAAGTTCAAGGGAAGACGAGCTGATGTCTATGTCGAGATCAAGGAGAAAAAGATCGTCTTCGAGATTCAGCACTCAAATATAAGCCCCGAAGAGATACTTGCCAGGAATCAGTTCTACTCGAAAGAGGGATGTTCGGTTATTTGGATCTTGACTGATGACTTCTATGGAAGATTGAAAGCTCTCGTCAATCCCGATAAGGGGATAAGGCTGTCACAGTGGCAGATCAGACTTAATGATATGTATGGCGCAATTTACGTTTGGCGCAATTCCAGCTTGGTAGCATATCAGTTCGAAAATGCAATCAGAGACGAAGAGTTCAATCCCATGACCAGGGAATATGAATACACTGGCGAATACCAGTTGAAGAAGACATTCGACAAGATCGGCTATGCGAAGATTGATCTCCTGTGGGGAATCAAGAACGGAATCCTGACGAGCTTCATGGAAGATCTCTATGCTACTTCGTGCTTTGGTCTCTCCCCGGAGAATGACTATGCTGCCGACTGGAAGAACCCGGACAAAAACTATTCATTCAACGATCCGATGTCGGTCGCAAGTTAAGGAGGATAAATGATTATTCAAGACCAGAAGTATTACAGAAATGCAGGGAGGCTCGTCTATAACGATACAGTCAAGAAGAATGTAGAGATTATGATGGCGACCTCCGATGCTCGAATCAAGATTCAGAAGGAAGGAATGAGCATGGATCCGTGGGACATTGTCAATACATTATCCGAGGAGATCATCTTTCCTGTTCTTGGTGACGAGGTCTTTAGGAACACGGTGAGGAAGATCATCGAGAATAGGAGGAAATCCAATGATGAACTAAAAAAGTGTGAAGCTCATCACGACTGCTTCGCTAACAGGGGACAGGGATGCTGCAGACTGCTGACCTCGACCGTCTTCCCGTCACGCGGTGGACGGTACGAGGGAGACCAGTGTCCCTTCTA